TTTATAAGTAATCGTCTTGGGGTTTGCCCCACCAAGCATTGCAAACTGGTTAGTGTCCTTTACCGTTGCAGGGTGCTTGGGGTTCTTCATCACCCAGTACGAGAATGACCTATATTCAGTGACCACGTCAACCTTCCATGTGGCGTTGCCGCTGCGTGAAAGATTGCTTCGCACGTCAAACAGGATCACGTTGTCAGTCTGGCGCTGCGTGGGGTCTTTTTTCATGGCTTTGAACGCCAACTTAAGCTTGTCGTTCGGGTTGACAATCTCGCCCTTGCAGTGGGTGCAATACCGCGCTGCGATGTCATTCTCGCCCTTGCAGTGGGGGCATTCCTTGGATGTCCAGCGGCTGGTGCATTGGACACGTTCCCCCGCGATGGTCACAGATGCTTGGCAACGGCGACCGAAGTGCGCTGGCATCGAACCCCATTCGGTGGCAATACGCTGCCCGTCAAGGTCTAGAAAATATCCATTTCCGTCGATGGGATATCCTTCTTTGTTGGGGCGGCCTGTAAACTCGTTCTCAACGCCGCACAATTCGCATTCGCAGGTAACAAACTCAGCGTCTGGGTTACCTTTTTTTGCCTTGATGTTGGGGTTAAACACATCCCCTTCGGGGCAGTGGCGCTGCAAGTTTTCCGCATAGTCAAGGATGAAGCAGGTCTTCTTGCCCTCGTCCACGCGCAGACCCCGCCCGATGATCTGTTGCAATAATCCCACACTTTCGGTCGGGCGCAGGATGGCAATCATGTCAACGTGGGGCGCATCAAACCCAGTGGTCAGGACGGACACGTTGACCAGATACTTGATCTTCTTGGCCTTGAAGTCTGCGATGATCTGCTTGCGTTCGGGCTTGGGCGTGTCAGCCGTGACCAGCGCCGACAGTTCGGGTGGCAGGGATGCCATGCATTCTTTAGCGTGTTTGACCGTGGCGGCGAAGATCATCACGCCACGCAGGTATGCCGCCTGATCAACGATGTCGGCCATGATGGCGGCAGTCTTGCGGCCATGCCCATGGAACGCGCGGTCAATGTCGGCAGCATCAAACTGGCCACGGCTGTTCAGTTCCATGTTAAGCGTTTGGTATCCAACAGTCCCAGCTTTGCCAATGGTGGGCTTGGTTAGGAAGCCCTGTTCGATCAGTTCGTAGGCTTGGATGCGGTAGACGCAGGCTTCAAAGTAGGGGTCCTTGGTTTGGTCTTCGCGGACGGGTCGCCCATCGGCCCAATAGCGGAAGATGTAGCCCGTGTTCATGCGGTAGGGCGTAGCAGACATGCCCATGACGCGCAGCATGGGGTTCACCTTCCTGATTTCCGTGATGATCTCTTTAACCGTGTTGGTCAGACCATGGCATTCGTCGATTACCACCGCAGCAAACTCTTTGCCGAACCGCTTGATGGAGTTGATCACGGTGCCAGGTGTCCCAAACACCACGGGGTGGCGCAGGCTTTTCTCTCCGGCGCTGGCAGAAAAGATAGAACACTTCGCACCCGTCAGGCGGAACTTTTCGGCGTTCTGGTTGACCAGTTCGGCGCTGGGGGCAAGGCACAGAATATGCTTGCCCTTGGAGATGCCGTGGATGGTGTCGGCTAGTGCTGCGATTATGTGGGACTTACCCGCTCCAGTTGCTGCTTCGATACAGCACGGGGCTGTGTTTCTCTTGATCCAGTGGATGATCTGGTCGTGGGCTTCTTGCTGGTAGGGGCGCAGTGTCATGGTAAATCCTCATGGTTGGTGACAAGAGAATACCACCCTTGAGGCCCCCGCGCAACAATCAATTTGTAAAGTCAGCCACAAGTCTGGGGTTTATTTGCCGATGATCCCTCTAAGTTTTCCGGCATACCACTTCCCATCATCAACATCCAAATCTTCGCAGAACTTGGCGCAGTATTCGATCACATCGCGGCGGGCAGTTTCAAGCTGCCGCCGCAATTGCATGTTGATGTTGATCTGGCGCTGAAGCTGATCTTCAACCGACATGTCAGAATGCCGCAATTTGGCAGCCTTTGGTCTTAAGGATGTCTGAAAACACTTGCCATTTTTCCATGTAGTCGGCGGGAACTTCGACCATGAACGTCAACGTTTCAGGCGTTACTACAGGCTTTGGCCCAGGCTTTCCCATCGGGATCAGTTCAAGCGTAGGCTGCAATGAGTTTGGGTTTGCCAAGTTTTCAAGATATGCCTTAGCCCGCCTGTCCGTTATAGAGCTTGCATCTTGGTTGTTATGCCAATGTTTGGTAGCCCCATGGCTCTTTGAGACAATCAGATCAAGCTTTTGTTCGTCGCAAAGCAACGCTGAAAGCTTGTATATGTTTGGCCAAGATTTTTTAAATCTGCCGTAAACTTCAGGGTACTGTTCAAGAACAGTTTTTTCGGGTTCCATAGGTTCGGTCATTTTCATTTCATCCTTCATTTTAAGTTCCAGTAGGTTGAGGGTTTTCCACGGTATTCTTCAAGGTCAAGATTGGGCAGATGTTCCTTGACCACGGTGGCATAAGACACGCTGCCAATCCGATGCACTTGCGTAAGCTTGCGCCCGCAAATCACGGCATCTTCGCCCGCAGTTTCAAACACGAGATTATCCAAGATTTCTTTCTTGCGGTCTTCGGCCTCTTTAATTTGGTTGGTGAGTACATCGTACTCCGCAATCAAATACTGGAAAGCAAGGCCATCCAAATCAAGCTTTTCTTTTGGCTCTGGCATACCCTCATCGCAGATCGCCAAAAACTCGTTGTAGAACGCCTCCAACTTGGGCAGGTTTTCTTTGATCCAAGTATAGTTGATATCTACGATTTCCAGTTTGTGATCGTGCGGGGTCCACTGCCAGAAATAGCAGGCCACGCGGTCAGTGCAGTACATCTGGATTTGCATCTGGGCATGGTAGTGCGCTTGCACGTTTATGCTCTTGAACGGCACAGGCTTGGGCTTATCACGCAGGCCAAAAGGGCACTTGATTTCAAGCAAAGCATAGTCGCGGACATAGCCGTCAGGGCTTGCGCCTAGCCACGGCAACTTGGGATGCACCACAAACGAAGCAGGGGCCACCTGTACGCCCTGATCGTACTCAAAAGCCTCGCGGGCCTCTTCTTCGTGGTTGGTGCCCCATGAGGTGGCGATGTTGCCTTCAAATTCACTGGGCAAGCCCTGATAGGCGCGCACCATCCGGCGCATCGCCTCATCGCGGGTGGTGTTAGGGTCTAGGCCAAGAGCAGCGCCCACCATTGACCCTGTGATCCGGCCCTTGCGGGCAGCAAACCATTCTGGTGATTTTTGTTCCATGTTTTTTCTCTCTGCGGTTGGGGGTGGTAGGGACCGAAGCCCCTACCCGTTATTGTCAAAACGGAATCGAATCCCCGTCCAGATCGCGGCTTGCACGAGATGCGGCACCAGCCGACTTGCTTTGGTGGTGCGCCATATCGGCCTTGCGATTGGCAATCTCTTCGGGCGTTGACACTTTTGCTGTAACCTTAGACGACACCGCGCCGACCCAGTTGCCACGGGCGACATCGCCCGTCATGCGGTCCGTCATTTCCCACAGCATGACCTTGATGATCATTGGCTTGTTGGTGAGGTGGAGCGTCATGCTTTCGTCGGTCGGCATAACAGGCTTGGCAAGCAATTTGCCACCTGCGTTGCTGTCAATGGCTGCAAGCATCTTCTTGGCCTTGTCGCGCTTGGCAACGGCCTTGTCTTCGCCCTTGGCCGCAGCCGAAGGATCAAAGTCAGTAACCCACAGTTTCTGGAAAATCTTGCGGTTGGCAAACTCTTCCGGCCCGATCACCGACCAGCGCAGCGAGATGAACTCGTCGCCCTTCTGGTTCTTGGCCCACTTGGCTTCGTCGATGGCCGCCAACACGTTGGTGTCGGACGGGATGGGCTGCATGTTGCCACCACCAGCGTCAAACTCGCCGCTTACGTTGTCGGCAGCACTACCACCTTCTGATAGTCCCCAAAAATCGCTCATTTTTTCTCTCCCTTTGTTATTAGATATGCCGCCAGCGGGTTTACACCCGGCGTTACTTCCAGCGGTTCGGTGATGCCAAAACGGTTCTTCGAAACGTTTGCCGCCATAGCGTGGCACACTAACTGGCGATCCCCTGTGGAAATGGCTTTTTTCACGTCCCCATCGCCCTTGGTGAACATTTCCAAGCGCAAGAACCCCACCATATCAACGTTGTCGATATACGGCTGCATCGACTTTTCGTGCATCCGCATGGTGTATTTCGTGTATTGGCTACCATCGGGCGGGCTGACGGTCGTGGTGTCTGCGTGTGACAAAAACACCACATTCATGCCGCGATCCAGCAGATATTCGCAACCCTTGCGGAGACGACGATGCTGGCTGGACACCATGTTCGGTCCAGCGCCCCAGCCCCCAAGTGCTTGGTTGATGCTCTTGGGCTTGTTTGGGTCGGTTTCCACCACCCAGTCAATAAACATCGTGTCGAGCGTTGACACGGTGTCCACCACCAGTGTTTGATACTGATGCTCTTCCTTGGCCAAAGCCCAAATCTGCGGCCACAGGTCTTCGACTGAAGACAGAACTGGGAACGCATCTGGCATGGGGCTATTGGTGACCGACTTCAAGCCATCTTCGGCCCTGATAAAGATCGGTTTTGGGAAACACGCGCCAAGGGAAGTTTTCCCCAGTCCCGCCTCCCCGATGATCGTCACGGCAAGAGGCCGTGGCTTGGGTTTTGCAATTTGGTCTAATACGGACATTCCGCTTTTCTCCTTTTTCCAACACCATTGACCTTAGGTGCTGCTTGTGACAATGTCAACAGGCTGTGTTCACCGAAAGGAACAAACCAAAAATGTCTGAAACAACAAAAATCAAGACTGCAATCGCGGATCAGGTCGGACGCATACGGACGGCTTTGAACGAACGCGCCAAGAATGTGCCCAAAAGTCCGCTGGCTGTGGTTGCAGAAGAAACGGGTTTGCACCCCAACACAATCAGAAATATTGCCAAGGGGAACGGCCAAAGTTTTTCGCTGGCCACCATCGAAAAGCTGGAAACCTACCTGTTCGGTGGGGATAAAGCGTAGGAATGGAATACCGCATCTTCTGGGAGGCTGGATTTCGCGTCTTTGGGCTATATGGCCGTGACAAGGGCGGGAAATGCGAGTGCGGGAACCCCCATTGCCCTGAAAAATCGCTGTTCAAGCATCCGCGTGTGTCTAATTGGCAACATACACCGCACTGGTCCGAAGAGCAGTTAGATACCATGGTGGAGATGCGCCAGTTCAAGACTGGCTACGGCATCGCTCTGCGTGGTGTCCTTGTCGTTGATGTGGACGCGCGAAACAATGGCGTGGCCAGCTTTGCCAAATTGCTGGAAGCTGTGCCAGAGGTGGCCGGATCAGGCCTGATCGTCAACACGGGGTCTGGCGGCGGCTCCAAGCATTACTTCTTCCGCGTCCCCGAAGGCGTGGCGCTGGTGGTCAAGCTTGCCGACTACCCAGGCTTGGATTTCAAGTCCGGCGCGGCGTTTGTCGTTGGGGCTGGGTCG